TAAAATTCTTGTATTCTTTAACGAAAACTATTGAAACTTGGCGGTCTTCCATATTATATGTCTAATTTTAAAATATCGACTCCAGCTTCTCGTAAGATAACTAGTCCGGCAACATCTCGATATTCTTCGCCGTAAATGACTCTCTTGATTCCAGACTGAACTATAAGTTTAGAACAGTCTTTACATGGAGAGTAAGTTACGTACAAGGTTGCTCCGTCTGTACTTTGAGAAGATTTTGCAACCTTTAAGATAGCATTAGCTTCAGCATGTAAAACATACCAATACGTATTGCCATTTGCGTCTTCACAGTCGTTTGGAAAACCTTTTGGTGTACCGTTAAATCCGTCTGAGATAATCATTCCGTCTTTTACGATAATTGCACCAACTTTTTTGCGACTACAACAAGAGAGTGTTGACCACTCCATTGCCATCTTTAAATAAGTCTTGTGATATTTTAAATCTTTTTGAGTCATTCTTTTTTATCGCTAACTGGTTGAGTAAATAGGAGCACAGAAATTGTAGAAATTCCTAGCCATTGCACATAAGTAATCTGCACATCGAATACTTCTTCAAGAGTACAAATCTTAAATGCTAAAAAACAGATTAATGCCGTTAATAAAACTGTGATTAATCTAGTGGTGAAAGGTTTAATGTATTTTATCATCTTATTTTATATTTGAACAAATCCACTTAAATAAAGGATCTGCGAATAATTCATGATCGTCTTGAGTGTTATGGAATAACACATTAAGTTCTGAAGTTGGTGTGCCGCTTGTAGTAATTAAATTATTGCCTATGCTTGGAATTTCTTCTCTTGTAAAATCACAAGCTAACATTTTTTCTACTGCATCAAAATGATGTTCGTAGATATGGAATGAATTTGCGATATGCGTATATGAACCAAGTTCAAGAGCAGGATATGTAGATTTTAAGTGAGTATGCAATTGACTCTGTAAGATTGCAAAAAATGCGATATCAGTAGGCAGACCCCAAATAACATCGTTGCTTCGCATTGAAACTGTGAAGTTAAGTTTATTATCTCGGATTTGGAAGATTCCATACATCGTGCATACAAAATCTTTATTTGTAGTATACTGATGCTCTGGTAAATTAAAATGAAGAATCGCTTGACGAGAATCTTTATCTTTAACTAGGGAATTATATGCCCATTCATATTGAGTATGACCAAATCGGTTTTTATTGGTAAAAAGCAAATTGCCATATGACGAATTAACAGTACCGTCCTCGTTTTGGATTGATTCCCAAAACTTTGCGTATTTTTTAATATATTCAACATCATTTCTTCCCATAAAATACCATATCAATTCTGCGGCAATGTATTTTCGCTGAGACGATCTAGAATCATTAGAATAGAGACAAGAAAGAGGATTTTCTAAAACTAGAGCAACATTCGTGTTTTCTCTGATCTTTAAATCCCTAGGCTTAGTTTCATATTCAGGATTTCGCATCAAGTCAGCTAAACTTGACTGATATAGAGTTGAAAAATCTTCAGCTTGGTATACTTTCATATTTTGCTTTCTATTTTTATACACAAGACTGTGTCGAAAGTTTTTATTTTTGAATAAATATAATAAACACTTACTGACTTTAGTGGCAACTACCTCAATATACCCTTTAATTGATTTTTCTACCATCGACTACGATAAAATACCAGTTGGGACATTCCTAATTGGGTTCGATTCGAATAATTTAGGTTATTTGTCTAAAATGGATCATTTTGGAAACATTATTGTTCTTGAAGGTGGAGGAGGTGGAGGAGGGCCACAAGGACCGCAGGGTCCACAGGGAACTCAGGGTAATCAAGGTCCGCAAGGACCAGCTGGTAACCAGGGCCCGCAAGGTCCACAGGGTACTCAAGGTCCACAGGGAGACCAAGGTACTCAAGGTCCACAGGGAGACCAAGGTACTCAAGGTCCACAAGGACCAGCTGGTAATCAAGGCCCGCAAGGTCCACAGGGAGACCAAGGTACTCAAGGTCCACAGGGAGACCAAGGTACTCAAGGTCCACAAGGAGACCAGGGTACTCAAGGTCCACAAGGAGACCAAGGAGCACAAGGTCCACAGGGAGACCAAGGTACTCAAGGTCCACAAGGAGACCAGGGTACTCAAGGTCCACAGGGAGACCAAGGTCCACAAGGTCCACAGAGTACTCCTACACCATTAGGATATTATGGAGCTTGGCAGACAGATACAACACAAACTGCTGCTGCTAGTAATGTGGGATACCCTATGAGATTTGAAATAGCTGATATTACTCCAAATGGTATATCAATTGTTAATAATGGAAGTGGTGATCCTACAAGAATAACATTTGCAAATACAGGTATATATAACATACAGTTTAGTTCTCAGTTTCAAAATATTGATAATGCAGAACATAACGTAACTATTTGGTTGAGGCTAAATGGAACAGATGTAACAGGGTCATCAGGATTTGTTCAAATTCCAAAAAGAAGAGCAGCAGGTGTAGGAAATGAAGGACATGTAATAACAAGTTGGAATTATGTACTAAGTGTTGTAGCAGGACAATATTATGAATTAGTTTGGAGTACAAACAACCACACTAATGTAACTATGCAGTTCTATGCAGCAGGTTCTCCTCCACCTTCTGCTGCATCAGTTATTATGACAGTTACCCAACAGTCAGGAATTATGGCAGGAACAGGTATAACTGCTATTAATTCTCTTACGGGTGCATCACAAACAATAGTTACAGGTACAAGTGGAACTGACTTTGCAGTTAGTTCTGTTGGAACTACTCATACATTAAATTTACCTACTGCATCTGCTACTAATAGAGGTGTATTAAGTTCTACAGATTGGAGTACATTTAATGGAAAACAAAATGCATTAGGATATATCCCTCTAAACCCTACTAATAATCTAAGTGATTTAACAAGTGTTTCAGTTGCTAGAGCAAATTTAGGTTTAACTTTTTTATTACCTATAATAAATCAAGGGGCAGATGGAACGGTAATAACAGGAACTACAGCTGAATCGGTTACTTATGCTGAACTAATAAATAGTTCGCTTATCACGGATAATCTTTCATTAGATTCATCTTTTAAAATAGAAAAAACAGGAAGTGGTGGAGCTATAACATTAAAAATGTATATAAATTCTACTCCTAATTTATCTGGCAGTCCTATATTAGTTTTTCAAAGTACTGCATTAGGTGCTACTACAAGAAATGCAACAGTCCAAAGATACATCAATATTAAAAAGAAAGATGGTACAGGTGCGGGAACTAGAATACTGCCAACAAGTTCAACCTCATTGATAGATGTTGGGGTTTCATCTACTACAGCACCATCTACAATAACACCAGATTTTACAACAAATAAATATTTGGTAGTTTCAATAACACTAGCAAATAGTGGTGATAGTGCATGGGGTGTTTTCTTAAAATTAAAACCATAATTTAGACACACCTAAACTTTTTTTAGGCTTACCTAAAAAATAAATATTATCAAATACAAACTAGAGTGGTAATTGGATAATATTTTCAAGTTCAGCAAAGCGCGCTGTAAGTTGATCCCGATAATTTTCTTTAATTTTAGCAAAACATGGCCACAAGAGACTGGCATTTTTTGTCCAAGTATTTGTACCAAATCTTTGTACATATAACATCTCATCAATATGATGTATTCTACTGTGGATAAACATACGTAGCATTACGTCATAATCATCTGCCCATACTAGGTTACGGTAGCCTCCGATTTCACGAAGAGTACTTGCTCTAAATGCACGCAAGTGGTTTGGACAAATTGGCATATTATTGATTACCCAGTCTGATCCATTTTCAAGTTCACACTTGCCCATTACATCATGACATAAACCCTCCTTTAGGGTGATTCCGTTCCATTCAACATCGCGATATCGCCAATAAGTGGCATTATAAGTATTACTCTGATCTGTGCCTTGCCACCACTCTGCACAGTTTGAATAGACCATTCCTGCATCTGGATTTTCAGTAAAAGTCTTAACTACTTTATCTAGTGCATTGACTGTAAGAAAATCATCGTGGTCTAACTCAACTAGATAGTCGCCTTTGGCTAAACTAGTAGCAGCACCCTTATTAAATCCAATACGACCGCTATTTGGAAACTTAAATATTTTTATACGAGGATCCTGTAACATTTCAAGTAGAGCAACAGTATCATCAGTAGAACCATCGTCAACAATAATCCATTCCCAGTTTTGCCAAATTTGCATCTGTACAGAAGAGGCAGTCTGCAGAATAAATTCTCTAGAATTATAGGTAGGAGTATAAATCGAAACTAGGGGAACATCTGAGCTACCAAGTTTAGTGTAATTATAATATACTTGTTGTACCTGAGCAAGTAGATCCTGATCACCTGGAAAGGTATCTAAGTGTATCCACTTATGTCGAATATGATAGGGTTGTTTTTCAAGTAGAGACCATTCCTTTTCTCCAAAAGTAATAATGGTATCCCATTCTTTTTTACAAAGAAGATTAAGTAGATCGCGACGATCTTTTGCAATCTCAATCTTGATTGGTTTTTATTTGATCAGTTGGATCGTAAATTAATAGTGAGTACATTATGCTCCAATTTGGGTTATTTTCATTTCTGAGAAGTGGTCTTGTGTAGTTACAAAAATCTTAGAATTAAAGAATTCTTCAGGTAAGGATTCGTGAGACACAACAAAGATTGTCATTTTATATTTTTCAGCGTACTCCTTAAGAATTTCGATCGCACGATAAACGTTATTCTTATCGAGAGAACTAAATATTTCATCTAGGAAAAGCACGTTCAGTTGGCTATGCTTCATCTTAATAATTTCGATAAATGCTAGGAGCACAATAATATTCATCTTCTTACGTTGACCGCTAGATAGACTCTCTGGTGAGATATCCATCCCTAAGTAAGAAATAACTGGATTAAAATCACTATCAAACTCAAATTGAAACTTAAATTCAAGTCTCTCTGAAATAATTTTGATCCTATTATTTAGGGTTGGAATTATTTTATCGATTAAAGTTTTCTTGATTCCAGAATCAGAAAGCAAATCATCTAAAATATTAAATAAATTTGCTTGGTCCCTTTTCTCAAGCGCAGAATCACCATCTGTTTGTAATTCAGTTTGGATCGAGTCAATAATTGTTTGGATAGATTCAGTTTCATCCACTCCAAGTTCCTCTACTGTTTTTTGCAGTTCAGCTTCAAGCAATTTAATCTCGGCAGTCAATTCGTAATACTCAGATTTAGAAGTATTTTGATCCTCAGTTAATGCCGTGATTTTATTAGTAATTTCAGTAAAAGATGTTTTAAGTGCAGGCAATTTGTCTTCAACTACTTTTTTCTTAGCTTCAATTGCATCTTTTGTTTTTACAGAAGATTCTGAAGTAAGATCGTTTAAGCAGTGCGGACACCTATTCTTTTGATATAGAGCAAGTTTATTTGCTAAATCTTGAATAGTCGCTCGAGAAGTACTCATTTCATCGCGAATAGTATTAAGAGTGGCTTGGAAAGACTCAATATCTTTTTTTAAATCAGCGTACTGCTGTTTGACTTCCTCTACTGTTTTCTTCTTGGTCTCAATCTTACTTGAAATATCTTCAGATTGGGTTTCTTTCTTTTTACTTAGTTTTTCTCGAAGACTAGCAAGTTGTTCGAGTGAAGTATTAAGAGTTGTAGTATTTCTTTCAATTTGAGAATCAAGTATATCAAGATCTTTTTTGTTTTGTTTAAGATCTTCTTTAACAACTGCTCGCATATCAGTTAAAATATCGATTCCAAAAATACGGTCGACTATTTTTCTTTTATCAGATTGAGTTAAATTAACAAAGGACTTAAAATCATCAAACGAAAGACTAATAGTATTACAAAAAACTGAAAATGGAATTTTTGAAAGTTCTTCCTCAATAAACTCGTCTACTTTTCTCTTGTCAGGAAGATTGAATTGGGCATTGTTTATTTTAATATCGCTAAAATTAGGTTCAATGCCTCGATCAATTTCAATAAATTCTCCAGAATTGGTAACAAACTTGACATTTGTGTATGCATTCTTATTAATCCAGTTTGGAATATCTTTCATCTTACGAATTGCAGATCTTCCATATATTGAAACAGTTAATGCTTCTTTTATTGAAGATTTTCCTGCGCCGTTTTCGCCTTCGACTAGGATAAGCTGTGCTTCATCTTTAAATTTAAAAGTCTGTAATAAGTTGCCATACGAAAGTATGTTCTTATATGAAAATTCTAGTAATCTCACTGCTCGTAACTTTTATTATTTCGTAATGCGTCGTATATCTCTTTAAATCGATCAATCACTTGTTTAGAAAGATCTGGAGTATGGGTCGACTCTTTAATTTTTTCTTCAAGAATACTAAAAATATTATACTCATAGTTTGAATCAATTTCAACTTCACTTTTTGTTTTAAGCTGCTCGACTGAATATGAAAAGAATTCAAGTCGACGATATCCAAAGTCTTTAACTAATTCAGTAAACTTGGTTATTGGAAATCGAGCGGATAGCGTAGATTCAATCGTAACATCCACAAAATTATTGAAGAATAGTTTTTTTAACTCATCAGTATTAAGGTTAAGAAGCTCAATTATGTCATGTTTAATATGCTTTGGAGAAATGGTATTTTCTACAAATTTCTCAGTTATATCCGCTCCACTTACATCAAGCACATAAAAACCTTTTGCGTTTCCGCGATCTCCCCTGTCCATTTCGTATGGAGTTCCAACATATAGGACATTGTTTTTGTCTTGACGAATATGAATATGACCTGAATAAACTCGTTTAAATGACTTTACATCATCATATTCTAGTCCATGCTCAAGTTTAGTTGCTTTAGTTAGACTAAATCCTTTGAAATCAGCATGACAAAAGATATATTTTGCGGAATCATATAACTTTACAGTTTCTTTTAATTCAGGTACAGATTCT